TGTTCAACACTACATTCAGGGCTTTATTCATAGAACGCAAAGCGGGGGACATAGCATCATACAACTGGATTGAAGTTCTAATTGTAGCCAATCATTTTCACCTTCCTTTCTGTAAGAATAAAAAAAAATAGGGGAACTATCACAAATTCCTTTGTAATAATCCCCCATCAGCGTTTCTTTGATTTAGCTTTTATCTTCTTTTCTTCTTCCTTGTCATGTTCAACTTTTAATTGAATGGAAGCAACGATAAAAGCCCTTTCATTTCTTGGAAGATTAAGAAACTGTGAAGGAAGCATATTAAACTTGTGAAGGCAATAATAAGCAACAGTTGCTTCAGTATCACCTTCACGAATTAGTTTTTTACTTCATCCACCTTTTCATCAAAGGAAATATCAAAACCGTTTACTTCCTGAATCTTAGTAAGGTAATCCGCATATTCACCAGGGGTAAGCATAACCTTCAGCAAAGCATCAGCACCCATAACCCCATAAGAATTCTGAAGTTCTGCATCATCCAAATTGGGGAATACAGTACACTTTGCAGCAAGCTTACCAAGATAAAGGTTATAATCAGTTTCCATAGTGAACTGATTACGCTTCCCAGGAACAGGGATTCTTTTAGTGCAATCCTTTCTAAGCTTTTCATCCTCACTGGATGTAATACAAGCAATTTCCCATTCAATAGGTTTCTTATCTTCATTCACAAATCGTTTGGAAACGATATGTTTAATGTTTTCAACTTTCAGTGCGTTTTCAGCAAGAAATGCAGAAAGATTTCCCATAATTAAACCATCCTTTCAAAATTTAAGGGGATTCCTTCAGTAATTAAAGGAATCCCCCATATTTTTTTAATTACATCATGCCATTAAGCAGATTGAACTTTTCAGGAATTTCAAAATCCTCAAAGGTGAAATCCATATCTTCATCAAGATATTCTGCATCTGCATCAAACTTGGTAAGAATACCGCCATCCATATTGCAATCTTTAAGAATAACAGTCTGCCTACCAACAGAAGAAGTTGCATCTTCATTAGATACCTGAATATCAAAGTAAATATCTTCACCAGTATTCTTGTAACGCATCATCAGTTCCCTGAAGATGGAAGTGTTGTAATGGAAGGTTGCAGAACCCGTTCCCTTCCAACCAGTAGACTTATTACCTTTACCAGTCTTGCCAAGAATGGGAACTTCACTTTTGTTCTTCTCAAAGGAAGCTTCAAGGTTAATGGCTTGCATGAAACAATATCTGTTTCCTTCAATGGTTACAAAGCATTCAGCCAAAGAAGCAGAAACAGCATCTTTTGCATTCATAATGTTGCTCATTTACTTAATCCCCCTTTCTTTACTCAACAATGACTGTCATGTAAAGCTGTGCCATAGCATTAACAGGGGTTACATAGTCTGTAACCACAACTGCTTTCTTGGTATCGCCCTTTGCAACAGTCAATCTATCAGGTTCGAAGTTCTCAATTGCTCTGATAGCTTCAAGTTCCTGATGATGCTTAACAATATCATTCCACAAGGAAATTCTACCAGCGTTATCATTCGGAACTTTGCCCAAATACTTAGTATTGAACAAAGAAGCAATATCATTACCAATTTGGTCAAGAACTCGCATAGTCTGATTAGAACAGAAATCAGCACTCTTACCATCAGTAACAGAAATGAAAGTGTTAATATCTTCAAGGATTCTAACAGTATCATTTACCTGATGGAAGATAAGCTTACCCGCCTTAATAGCTGCTTCAAGCTGCATCTGTGTATAAGAAACATCAACATCAAATTCACCAGTATAGGTTGCATTGGTCAAACTCTTATTCACTGCACAACCAGCTTCAGCACCAGTTACCCAATATACAAGGCTTGCAGTTTCAGTGTTGCCTTCCTCTGTATCAACTTCACCAACCAGCTTGTTTTCAACAGAAATAACACCTTCAAAATCTGCATCCGCATATCTGTAAAGTACACATTGGAACTTAATACCAACATCATCCCGCATTCTTTTAGTCCAAGTTGCGAAAAGCTGTTTAATGGTATCATCCTTGGAAACAGTACCAATTGTATTGAAGGAATAGCTTTCAATTGCATCAAGGAAACTCTGATAGTTAGCATCAAGTGCATTGCCATCAGTACCACCACTGCAATAAGTGCCAACAGTAGCAGCAAGGGTTGCAGTGTCAACCCAAACCACATAATCATTATCCTGAAGGTCAGCAGCCTTTTCAACTGCAAGCTGTTCATCTACCTGAACACCATCAAAGTAAGTTACCACATCCCAAATCTGCTTATCAGGTGTGCTTCCCTCACTTGCAGAAATGGCAATCATGATAGTATTACCACGAACACCAGGATATTTTGAAGTAGCAAAAGTGCAAGAAGCCTTTGCACCACCGCTATTCAGCTTATAGAAATGGCAAGCTTTGATGTTCAAGAACAAATCACGAAGCCCAGCCAATTCATCAGCAGTATAAGGATAGCCAAAAATTTTCAAAGAATCCTTCTGAAATTCTTCAGCAGTAACAGTAAATACCTTGTTATCTTCACCCCAAGAAAGAATGATGGGGAATGCAGCAGTACCCCTATCAGAAAGGGTTGCAGAAGCAGCAGAAGCACTTACAAAGTTAATGTAAGAACCAGGAAGAACTTTATTCTGTGTAACAAATACACCGCCACCAAGTGCCATTCTTATTTCACCTTACCTTTCATAAATTTTTCAATCAAAGCATCCACTTCATCAGTAGTATAAGCTTTGTTTTCATCAAGCAGAACATTCAAAAGGTCAACCCTATTGAAATAACGCTTGAATGTAAGAATCTTTGCTTTAGTAAAAGTTACCTTAGTAACCTTTGCTTCAGCGTTATCAGCTTTAGCCATATAGATTCACCTTCCTTAAATTGTGTTTTCATCAACAGAAATACTTTCCATGTTGTCTTTGGGTTCAACTTTTCTAAGGAACATATTGTAATTCACCCTGAAATGAAGAACACCATCAACAACTTCATAATTCATTGATGTTCCATGAACCAAATCACCATTCAGAAGGGTTATATATTCCAGGGCAAGGAACAATTCAGAAGCAACTTCCTGAAGTTCAACATTATCACCTGACTTAGTAGGAAAAAACTGAACATCAAATGGATGTTCCCTAAAATATCTTTGCCCTATCAGTTTGGTTTGTGAAGGGTTCAAAATGGCAATAAAGAAGCAAGGTTCATTCAAACCTTGCACAACATCAGTATCACCATAAATTTCATACCCATCACCAAATACTTGGTTCAGCTTAATGGATATACCATTCAAAAGTTCATTAACCATTGAAACATTCCCCCAAGTATTTTTTTAGTTTATTTTCAAGGATTTTAGGGGCTTGTGATTGCAATTCCTGTTCTGAAATTGTCAACATAAACTTGCCCTTTACCCATCCTTTGTGGTTGCGGGTTCTATGCCCAAATTCAACATAGGAAGCATAATGAATAGGATTGATAATTTCAATCTGAATCATACTTCCTGATTTTGTTATGGGCAAAGCATCAGCATAAGCTTTAGCATCAGATTTACCACCTGAAGAAGCTTCTGCTTCTGTTTTAGCAGTCCAACCCCGCCTTAATGTACCGCCCATTTTGCCTGTGGAAGATGGATAATCACCAACAGGGGTTCTTTTAATAACCTTTGCCAAAAGTCTTGCAGCCAACTCTTTAGCACAAGCTTCACAAAAAGCATCAAAATCATTACCTTCTAACTTCTGTATTCGTTCCTGAAGGTCTTTAAGTTGTTTGAAATCGCATCTTCCCCAAGTAGCCATAATTAAGCCCAGCTTTCAAACAATTCAAGTGGAATTTCCTGATGATTAGTAAATACACCAGGTTCACCGCTTGCTTTGTAAGTGAAGGTTCTGCCATTTCTTACAACCACAACTTTTGAACCAGCGGGAACAGAAAGTTCAGAATCCAAAAACAGCTTCACACCCTGACTGATAGAAGGGGCATGGTCTGTTTCTGAAGTTGAAGTTAAGGTTTCAAAAGATAGTTTACAGGGTTGATTTTCGAATAAAGCAGTTTCATCAAATTCAGTTCTTTTAGTAGTTGGATTCTGTTTCTTACTTTGGATGAAAACAGAACAAGAATCTTTCCAAAAAAGCTGTAAAGCCTTCTTCTGTTTTACCATTTCATACACCTATAAGAAACAAAGTCTTTTTCACCATAGGCAATCAAGTAAGAAATCAAGGCATCCAACCTTTGTTCAGGTGTTGAAGAACCTTCACCCAATGCAAAGCTTACATTGGTATCACCTTCCTGAATTGATTTCACCGCTGCTTCTAAATCAAACCCCGCTAAACTATCAGGATTAACCGCTTTCTTTTCATACAAAAAGTTACCACAAGCCATATCCACTGCAACTTGATATAGCCCTTCAGGAATTTCAGAAAAGTTGCAACTATTTTTGATGTGGTTTTCAGTTTTATCAATGATAAACTTCAGAACCCAAGTATCAGCTTCAGTAACTTCATAGCCAAAAGAAGCCAATCTTTTAATTACATCTTCAATCATAGTTGCACCATCCCTTCATTAAGCATTCGCTTCAGCTTCCTGAATCTTTGCAATGATTTCCTTCTTGTTGGAAGCTTCCCCAAGGTCAATGCTCTTTTCAGCAGCATAAGCCTTCAGTTCATCCACCTTCATCTTCTGATAAGGGTTATCGGGGGTAAAATCACCTTCAACAGCATAACCCATATCACGAATCTTAATGGCAACAGCTTCATCATCAGTTTCAGCTACACCATTAACAAATTTCACCATAGGCTTGTTATTCTCTGCATCCCAGAGAATACCAGCCTTCTTTCCAGTAATCTTAAACATTCTGTTCACCTTTCCTTTCAATTAAGCAAGTCCAGTGATAGAACCATGAAGGAATGCAGGACCATGTGCAAGTCCAATCTGTCCATAAATCTGAATTCTATCAGAAGCACCAACCTTGGCAAGCTCTTCCTCAAACAGAACACCCTTACCAGGAACAGCCTGGAAAACAGGGGCAATGTGTGCAACATCAGCAATCAGAATAGAATCATCAGGCATGAATCTATCCCAAACAATACCAAGCTTGCAGAAATCAGTTTCGATTTCAGTTACATTCATACCGCCCACATTTCTTGCAGCACCCTGATTGTAACCAAGCTGCTTTTCATAGAGGGAAGTAATAGCCTGTTTCTGCTTTGCACCAGCAAACAGAATCATATTGTTGAAGTAAGCACCATTATCAGCCATTTCCAGCATAAGTGCCTTAATCATATCAGTGGTAATAGCTGCACCAGCACCATCAACAGTGTTTACAGTAGCAGCAAGTTCAAGCATACCACGGGTTTTGTTCGCAACATTCGCAGCAGTAGACTTCTGATAAGAACCACGAAGGAAGGAAAATTCAACATCCCTTGCAATCTTAATAAGCTTCTGCTGAATCTGCCAAGCCTTTTCATCAGCGGGGTTAGCAGACTGCCCAGCAGTGTTAATTCCACTCATTCTACCACCATTGGAAAGCTTTGCATAAGTCAAATCAATAACTTCCTGATGAATCTGAACCACATTGCTTTCCTGACTTCTTGTAATAGCAGAAGCAGCGGGAGCAGTAGCAGAAGCACTTTCAGAAATTTCAGGCTGTGCAGCATCAGGATAATCAAAGAGAACAGCAGTAGGGAATTCAAAATTGTCAGTCTGCTTACCACCAGTAAGTCCACCAATCATGGAAAGCAGCGGGGTCTGTGTAGGGTCAGCAGTAAAGAGTTCACCCGCATAGTTGGGCAAATTCCAAGTAGTACCAATACCAGTAACATTATTAGGCATAATCAATACCATCCTTTCATAAATAGAAAATTGTTTGTGTTTTTACTTAAATCAGAACAACACCATCAGCAGCAGCTTCCTGTTTAATCTTGATTGCTTCAAGTGTGTTTCCATTTTTCCTTGCTTCAGCAAGGCGGGTTTC